TCAAGAGCTGCAGAAACCTTTGCTTGCATAATGTCAGCAAAAGTAGATTCAAATGTTGACGCATCCTTATTGATGGCTGCTGAAATAAGATCTTTAATTGACATGTTAGTCTCCTTTATTTGGTTCATTCTGAGGATTTGAATCAATTTGTTGTGGAACTACACCTGGCGCATCTTGTTGATTTTCTTCAGGCGGTTCATCTTTTGCTTCTTGATCAATTTCTTTCTTGATGTCTTCGATATCATCTTCAGACATATGAAGAACGTTCTTACGAATCCACGTTTTCGAGTAGTAGTCTCCAACATAATTATTAATATCTGCAAGAACGCTCAATCTGTCGCGAATAATTTCTGCTTGCTTCAACTCTTCAAAATGGTTATCAAGCTGGAAGTTATAGCGAAGCTTTTCTTTAATCGCTTCCCATTCTTCTGCCTTAATAATACCTTTGAGAATAAGTTGCTTTTCAAGAGCTTTATCAAAGATGTTAGAGAATCGCGAGCGCAATCTGCGAATAAACTTAGCAAACTTAACTTCATCACGAGAAATTTCTGAAGATCTACCGAGAGAGAATCCAGTCTCAGGCTCAAGACGAGAAATAGGAACGTTCAAAGATTTATATAGCTTACGCTGAAAATAATTTACGTCATCCATCTCACCAAGATTTTGACCACCAGGTAAAGAAGTAATCTCAGTACCACGGTTACCTTCACGGCGTGGAAGCCAGAAGTCATCGGTGATAGTCATAAACTTACGATCGTCTCTCATCTCACCGGTTGATGCATCGTACACAAGTTTGTTCTTGTGGTTAACCATCATCTCACGAAGATACTGTTCTGCTTTTACCTTTGGAAGGTTACCAACATCGATATAGAAGATACGACGTTCAGGCGCCCGAGAGATACGATAGATAACAACAGCATCTTCCATCATACGAAGTTGGTTCAGTGGCTTATACGCTTTGTGTAGATGAGAAAGAACAATAGTGTTTCTTTCATTCAACACGCCTGAGTTACAACTAATGATAGAATCCTTAGCAATCTTAAGACCCTGAATCGAATCAATCGTGCCAAGAGTATTTGTTACAGTTGTAGCATCATATCCACGCTCTGAGAACATATAATATTCATTCTTCAATTTTCTGAAAGCAAATTGAGAACCCGGTGCTACCTTCTCTTTTTCATACTCACGTACTTTTCTCAGTTTACGCGGATCAACGTAACGAAGTTCAATGATACCACGGCGAGGCTGTGTTTCGTCAATCATCACATGATAATGAAGTCTACCGTCAACATACCAACGAGTAAAGATCTCATAGCCTTGATTACTGAAGTCAAGAAGTTTTAATATATTGTCAAACTCTTCACGAATCTTTTTCTTGATAGAGTCTGGCATTTCCAAGTCATCTGTAACACATTCAACTGGAGGCTTGTCGTCGGCAATAGTAATTGCTTCGTTAACGATATCGTCTACTGCTGCTTGAACCTCTGGTTGTTGCAACATTGAACGATATCTGTTAACAAGTTCTGCTTCGGTCTTCGCAGTGCCATCAAGATCAACGAAAGTACTCTGTGACCCGCCGGAAGCAATAGATACTGCTCCGTCGTCATTAATAGGCTCGGCGAAAGATCTCACATTGTCTTTCGCTTCCTCTTTTCGTTTAATCTCAAAGCCAAATAGCTGCATTATAAATTCCTTTTCCTGTGGTTACTGGCTTAGCTATTAAGCACGAGTGCCAGCATCCCCAGTAATTCCACCGCTAACTTCCCACCAATCGTACTGGAATGTTACGCTGAACTCTTCAATACGGTCAGTGTCTTCCCATGACATGTCGATAGGCGATACCTCGGTTGGGAATAGACCGTTGAAGTTATATATACGCAGTGGAACACCAGTTTTAGAAAACTGTGTGATTTGTGCTTGAGTCTTATACTGAAGCGGCGACGCACTACCAAGAGCAGTTACGTTACCCTGGTGCGAGTTAATCGCTGACATCCAAGACTCCATAGCATTTCTAATAAGGAAGTCTTCGTCGTTGATTACTGTTACTGTCCATGGTTCAAATGTTCTGTCGCCAGCAATTTTGATCTTGCGGCCGAAGTATGGAACTTCGACCTGACCAAGAGTTGAACCTGGAAGCTGAGCTGCCTTAATCATGAAAGGAACTTTGATGTCAGCAATGCCATTCACAGGATTTGTGATTTGGACTTGGAAGAGCGTACTCTTCGCTCCTCCAAATGTTAGCTGTGATCTAAGGTCATTAATATTGAAAGCCATTTTTTATCTCCTTCTTTCTGATATTTATACCTTAGCGCTGACCAATGATTTCTTCAAACTCAACGCCCGTTCTTACAGCAACGAAGTTAAGTTGAATGAAGTTGATTGAACGTGCTGGCTTGATGTAGATATCACCGACAAATTCGTTGCGATCAATAACTTCCGAAGTGTTATTTGTTTCGTCACAAACGACTTTAAAGTCATAGATACCGCGGCGGCCTTGTACGTCGCGAAGGAATGGCTCAATTAAGTTTCTGAATTGCGCACGAGTAAATTCATCGTTAAACTCAAAGAGTGTCGAGCGAGATGCACGAGAAATTGCTTTCTCGAGAACAATGAATAGACGGCGTACGTTAATACGATCAAAGGCAGATGGTCTTGCAAGGTGCGTTTTGTCACCAAACAAAATTGTACCTTGACCAGGCTGTGTGATTACTGGATTGATTGAGTTCTTATAAAGTTCATCACGATCGGCTTTCTTCGGGTTGTAAGCTAGCTTAATGATGTTCTTTACACTTCCACGGCTATAGCCTGCTGGAGAGAACCATGGATCACGAGTAGAATCAGTTCTTACACAAAGACCGGCAATATCACCATTCAAAGGTGTGTAGATATAGCGGTCGTTGTAGCGGTCGTAGCGATACTTATAGCCCGAGTCAAGAATAATGTATGATGAATCTCTAAGACTACTTGAGAACGCCTTAACATCTGTAAGTTCATCACCTACGTTATCTACAACATCTGCACTTTCTGGAGAAACAAAGAGTACACAATCTTTTCTTACATCGATGATATTATCTGAGATGTAGTTTGCAAGTTCTGTTCCGTTTGATGCACCTCGTGATTTACCAGTAAGGATAAGCGACACATCGATATCCTCTGGTGAAACAAACAAGTCATATCCATCTTGTAGTGTTGCCATACTGATTGCACTTTCGGATGCACCGTTTGTACCACCGACAAGGTTTTCATCAACCGCAGTAGACGCACCAGACGAAATGAGTGAAGTAGCAGCTGCATTAGTCATTGTGATATACTTTGACTTTTGATTAATGACTTCCACAATGTAATTTGTAGAACCATCAGCGTTCTTTGCAGTATTTGCAGTCGCGAGCGATTCATATACCTCGAGCGCAACGTTTGCTACAACGTCCATAACCACGACGTTAAATGTGTTAGCTACTGGGGTGCGAAGTCTGTTCGCATAGTATTGAACACTAGCAGTACTGAGAGTTGAAGTATTACCGGTTGAGCCAACAATAATCACTGCTAGGTTATTACCGTAACCACCCTTATACTTCGCACTGATTGATGTATCAAAATCTGAGTTAGCGTCTGGTGTTGCAGCAACACCATCAGAAACACGAACTACGTACAGTGAATTGCCATAAGCAAGAAAGTCTGCAGCAGTAAAGAATGTTTCTTGGTTAAAGCCAGCAGTTGGCGTGCCAAAACGATTGACTAGATCAGTCTCTGATGTAACCAATGTTGCGACATCAGTTGGACCCCATGTGAAAACACCGGCAAGTGCACCGGTTGTAGACGACACCGCAGGCACAACTGTTGTTTGCGTCTCTCGATGGCATCCTTACTTCTTCTACACGCTCAATATCGTCATAGGTTAAACCAAATGGCAGTAATTCATCCATAATTTGTTCATCAGTTTTTTCTCGAAGTCTCATCATAGTATTAATATCAGTGATCTCTTTAAAGAATGCTTGTGTAGTTAACCATGAAAACAAAACTAGACCCATGACTAAGTCGTCGTGACAACCTGCTTCTGCTTCATAAGAAACTCCTCTACGCGAGAATGTTGACAGTTCGTTGATAGTATTGAAGTCTACGATCTGTAGTTGCTTTTGTTCACACAGCAGTTTCAGGACAGAACAGCCCATCGCTTTTACTTGTTTAGTTGTACGAATACCTTTATCTACGTTTGATCCGAAGCCGCCCGAGATACGCTTACCAGATCTTCCAGCAGATTCAGTATACAACAAGGTTTCAACCTCAAAATCAAAGTGCAGAGTATCAGAAACTTGACCGCCGATGTCGTTGATTTCGATAAGTACATAGGCATCATTATATGATTTAGTTGTTCTAAAAATCACATCTGCATAATCAACAGGTGTTACAAAATTATTGCGGTATCTCACAACCTGTTTATAAGGCATACTCGATACATCGATAATATGGAATGCCGAGTAGTCTAATCCTTTACCACGAGAGACGTCGGCAATGCATACATAAGTCTTTCCTTTTTCGGGTCTTTCATAAACTGCAAGACCTTGTGATTCGTGTAGTGGTTCACGATATGCTGACTGAAGATACTTGAGCGTAGCTCCGTCGATAAGAGTACCAGATGAACCAAGGAATTGACACTCGTATTCTTGAGAAAACTTCTCCTGGTCAAAGTTAAGCGCCTCAAGAGTCTCTTGCTTCCATGCCTCACCGCGACCAGGTACAAGATCCCATG